TGCGGTAATCCTCATCTGTCACGAAATCGGACAGTTCTCCCTCAAGAAGGTAGATGATGTACAAGTAGATGATGAACTTGCCCACATCTCCCTCAGGATAGTATCCGGTCTTCCCAAGCACGTCGAAGTACCGCTTTATTTGACAATAGGCATCGTTAGCGATTTCCATGGCAGCCACATCCTTTTGATTCGACCTTGGTACTTGGCCTCTCTCCTTGCAAGTAGTTATGCCAGAAGGTTACAGCCTCCTCGTAGTTTCCCGTCTCCAATGCGAGCTTGAAGGCAGCATAACGTAGAATGAAGTCCTGGAATCCCTTATGATAGGCACACTCGTCGGCCAACTGCTTCATGTATAACATTCCAGTATTATAAATGCACCTTGCATTATATACCACTCCCATCTCGTATGATACATCATAGCCACAAGGTGTAGAAGGCGATGGAGTTCCTCCCACATTCACATAGACAAAGTATATATGTGAGAGCAAATCAAAGCCAAGGTCGGTAGCCTTCAGCTCAAGATGAATCTTGCGTTGGTACACCTCGCCAATGCAGCACTCCGAGATGCACTCCTCGTCCTCTGTTTGGGCATACACCTTCGAGCAACCAACGTCTCCATTAGCTATGATGTTTACCGTGGAGCTGTCGGCAGCTACCTCTATGACCTTAGCGTCGCTGCTTGGACCGGCGGCAGAATAGTTCTCTCCTACATCTATTGCCACCGATGTTATGTAGTTGTTCGCAAACCAGTCAAGGTCGTCAATGGCAGCGTCTATGATGAGATACTTGCCATCATCTGTGATTCTTAATTCATTGAAGTGTACCATATATTACTTTATTAAATGAAAGTGGGGAAGGGGCTCACGCCTCCTCCCCACCGCCGAATAGTATTCAAAAACCCTAAAACAAAAATGTATGAAAAAAGTGCGCTTAATCCTCCTCGCAATCGTCATCGTCGGGGTTATCGGGATTTACGGGATTTACATCGTTGCTGTCCATCTTGTCGATTATCTCAACATTGTAATCCTCTACTGCGCTCTTCACATCATTAAAGATGTCGGATACACAGCCACCCTCCTCGGCAATTATGATAAGGTCACGCTCCGACTTCTGGCTACTCTCATTACTTCCTATGAAGGAATAGTGGATGGTAAGGTAGTCATAGTCCTTGGTCGGGTCAACCATATACGCGGTGTCGATATTGTCTGGCCAGAAGATTTGACGATACTGGTCTCCACGCTCACCCATGGCAAACCACTCAAGGTCTGCGGCACGGCGGCCAACCCAATACTTAATCTCGTCGCCTTCCTCGAAAGGCAGGAGACCTACGCCATCGGCACCGTCACTGTAGCCCTGTCCCCAGGTAACGTGCTCATCGCCGTCATTGTAAATCTCTCCAGGAAGGACGGCGAACTCAACACGCTGTTGTAGGATGATTCCACGTCTCCACGGTTGAGGATACTCGGTGATGGTAACACCTTCGGCGGTAACGCTCTCAAGGTCCTTCAGAGTAGTCTTGGAAGTAACCTCGGTGTCGCCCAGCTTGAAGGTGAGCAGCTTCTGGTTCTCACGAGAGAAGTTCTTGGCGAGACTGATGGCAAGCACCTTGTAGAAGTCGCTGGTAGTCATGCCCTTTGTAGCATGAACAACGCCATACTTGAAGTGCTGGTCCTCATCACTCATTCCAACATACTTCTTGAATGCAATGCGCAGGATGTAGTCCTGGCCACATACGGGATTGCCGTCGTCGTCCAGTGCAGCGTCAAGGAGCTTGACGGTACAGGTCTTCAGTTTCTCCTTCAGGTTATCTGCACTGATGGCAGAAATCCAAAGGATGTTGCACTTGTCAATCCTGTCACTGCGCAACAGCGAATCCTCAGTCGCCCCACGGTAACGGAAGTAAATCTCCCGGCTGTCAGCCAGAGTCACACTCTCGGTGGGTTTGGTCCAACACAGCGAGATGTCACCACTCTCATTATCGGCAAGGGTCAGCTTTTGGTCCTGTCCCTTATAAGTCTTGGCAACATACAACTGCTTTACTTGATTTACGTGATTCATAATAAAAACATTTTAAGTTAATGAATTACTGTTGCGCCTGCTGAGGAGTCCTGTCCATCAGCGCATCACGAACAGCGTTGTCTAATATTATCTTGTGTACCATCTTCGGCATCTCGCACTCAGTCACGTCGCTAACGCCGTCGATGCTTAGTCCGTCAGGAAGCGGCGCCAATATGATTGGGGATGGCTCACGAAGGTATCGACAATAGTACTCTACCAAATCCTGTTGCGATATAATTTCCACGCTGCCCTGTGGCAGGTCTGCGTTCTCGCTCATTACGCTTCCACAATCCACTCGCAGCGCCCTTCTCACATTGGCGCCCCTGAACGGGTTTCTTTTTATTCTATGGTATTCGTCGTGCCTTATGGGTACGATGTCTATCCACTCGCCTGCATAGCAGGATGAATCGCTTGACACCTTGCCCTGTTCAAGGACTATGTACATCAACTTGTCAGGCAACTGAACGAAATAGGTTGAATCCTTCAGATGTGGCACTTCGCCAGCTTTCTCTACTGATACATTGTAGGTCCTCACGAGGGAGTTAAGATATCTGCGTATCTCCTCCGTTACCTCGAAGGCATCGCCTTGTGGGTTCTTCCCCGTGTACAGCGACATTGCAACGTTGCGCTGTGCACTAGTCAGATAGACGCTCTTCTCGTATTCGTCGAGTACCAACGTGGAGGAAGGCACTCCAACGGGAGCGACCTTTGAGAAGGTATTTATCCTTACGTCAAATTCATTTGAAAATTCCTCACACGTCATATACTCAACTTGATACAATAATATTATGGATAACAAAACACCTTATTCAGAGCGTTGCCCCGCACTTATCTGTAGCTGTGTATGAGTTGCATCGCCTTCATACGCAACCTTGGCCAACTCAACGGCCCGCTGTAGAATCTCCGGATGAAGTTCGCTGTCAAGCTCACATCCACTGGCTTCAGTCTGTCCATCAATGCTCAAGCCCTCGCCATAGGCATCTTCAAGATCAACAAGTATAATTGGCTGAGGCTTCTTGACGTATCTTACAGACCAACGGAAGTTCTTGCCGTAGCTGACATTATCGGTGGAATTGAGCAGTATCTCAGCTACCTTTCCAGAGGTAGCGGTACCGGTGAGAAGTCTCCACGCCTGCCATTTCAGTGGATACTTGTAGGGCTTCGACATCTTGGCCGTATATTCCGCGAAAGTCAATGGTATAACCTGCCTCACTCCATCTATCGTGGATGCGGAGCCGCTGTTAAGCAGCTTAATCTGCTCGTTGATGAATAGAAAAAGGTTATCTGGAACATTGAACTTCCAAGCACGACTATCGAAGTCTCCATTTGAGCCCGTAGTAGAGAGATTCTCACTGACCATAAGCATGGAGAAGTCAGCCTGACGTTTCATGCTGCCGTCATAGCCTTCCTGATACCTATTGCCGACGTTGAAGTAGTTTTTCACCACTTCATTCTGTGCCTTGGTGAGAAACACGCTCTTCTCATACTCATCCAAGCCGGGGGCTTGGTTGCTCATGATGTTGTTGTAGAGCACGTCGAACTCATTTGAAAACTCTTCAATAGTCATGATCTATATATTGTTGTAAACACAGTTTTATTTATTCTTTGACAGCTCGTCGAGCTTAGCCTCGATGGAGAACTTTATCTCCTGGTTGCGAGGCTTGCATAGCCATCTTGCGGCGGTGCCAAACGTAGGCTCCTCTCCGCCTTCGCACATAGGAATGTTTCCATCCTTGATGTAGAGATAACCGCCTCTGTCAGCTATCACACCTTGGTCAACAGCCTTGCGGATTATTACCTTGGTGTCGAGCATCGGGTCATTGACAACCTTGAGGAACAACTTGCCGTTGGCCTGAATCTGGTCATTGACCTGAGTCTGGAGATACTCCAGCTTGGTATTCTCGGCGAGCTTCTTTCCAGTGAGTGTCTCCACGACGAAACGCAGCTTGTCCCAGTTGCTCTCAATCTTGCCGAACTCCTTGTAGCACTGCATCGTCGTCGAGATGTTCCTCTGCTGACTCTTGCTCTCGTCATTCTCGGAAAGGATGACAAATTCATAAGTAGCCTTGGGCCTGTCCTGCAATTCCTGCATCGAGGGACAGATGCGGCTCTTGTTCTTCAGCAGAATCTTGTACTTGATGTAGTCTCCGGGCTTGCTCAGGTCAAGATAGTTGTCCTGCTTGTAGTAGCGTTACCTTGTTGATTCCGTTGTCGTTGGTAGCTGTCCCTAGAAGTTGTTTTTCTCCTTATAGACGCTCAGTGCATTGGTTTCAAGGCCCATCGCCTGTTCAAGGAAGTCCTTCTCTTGGTTGGTGAGCACATTCATGAATCCGCCATTCTTGAGTATGGGAACCACAAATGTTCTCTTTGCATTGCTAGCCATACCACCGTATAGCTCATGCTTGGGTCCGTAACTATGCCCGTCTGCTTTGCGATGTGCCTTACTATGATGCGCTCATTGCGAAGGCAGTTGACAGGCTCGTCCTTTATCTCTCTGACAGTCTCGCTTGCAGGTCTCTCCACCAGTGGTCCCTCCACTTCGACCATCTCCATTATGCTTTCATTCTTCTTAGCCATTTTAATCTCCTTTTGAATCCTACTTTAAAATCCCGTCGGAGGGAGCCTAAGCTCCTCTCCTTCGGGCAAAACAAACATATCAATTAGTCCGACAATACTTCGGGGATGATAGAGAAGCAACGCGTCGGATCAAGAACGCAGACTCCAAGAGTTGCCATCTTGTGAATCATTGCGCTATCCTCGTCGTAGCTCATGTATGGGTTATCTCCGCTGCCGGTGAACGGGTTGCGAAGACCCCACTGATAGCCACGGTACTCAGGACGACCCTTGATTTGGCACTTCTGGATGTTGGGCTGGTCCATGCTACCAATGTCGAATATCGTATAGCGATAAGACGAGGCAGGACCTCCAAGCGGGTGCGGCATCTTGTTGCGAACTGGGTCATCAAGATAGTCGTCGATGACAATCTTCAGAACTACATTGTTCGGGGCACGGTATTCCACGAACTGATAGCCAGCGGCCAGGGCATTCTGATGCAGCGGACTCTTCACCTTTTGAATAACTCCGGTGGAGTTGTTGTCGAGAGTGAACATAGTCCAGCCACTTACCTCACGAGTAATGGCCTTGTGGAACTGGATGGCACCACGCTCACCGGTGTGCATCACGAATACGCGCTCTCCGAAGTCCAGCTTGGCGGCACTAAGCTCAAGCAGTGCATCCTCAATAAGCTTCAACGAGAACTTGTTGTAATAGGTGACATTACCAGTCTCAATCTGCTCGAAGAGACCTGCACCAGTGCGGATAGCCTCGCCACTGTCGCCGATGTTCATGTACTCACCGTTCTTATTGCGGTTGCTGCGGCTGAATGCGATGGCGTTGTTCTTGTAGTCGGAGAACTGCTCCTCTACCTTGAAGTCAACATAGTGCATCCAGGTATTGACCTTCTGAACCTGATAGCGACCATTGGTCTCCTTGGCAATCGGGAACTGACAAATCAGCTTGCTGTCAAGCATATCGCCACTCACCTTGTGCTTGATGCGAACATGGCTCCATTCGTTGCGCATACTTACAGGAGCAGCAAATCTGACACCGCCTACCTTCCTGGATAGACCGCCTTCAACGAAAGCAGCCTCAACGCTGAAGCGCTCTCCGGGAAGAAGCCTCTCGTAAGGAACACCGTCGGTGTTACCGCCTGCAAGCTCTACCTTATACACAGCATCGGTTCCCTCCATGCGAGGTTCGTCAAGAATGCGGAACTGATAAACCTCATTGAGATTACCTACGATGAACTCGCCCTTGGCAAACCAAGCCTCCTCGAATACAAGGAAGAAAGGAGCAGTACCTGCACCTACGTTGCCATTGTTCTCCTCATACGATGTAGTGACAACCTTGCCATCCTCATCACGGGCTTCCTTCAGCGCAATGTTCTTGCGCGAGGAGCCGATAACGTCCCATATATAATCGTCGTCAGTCTCAAACTCCCTGACAGGGAACTGACTGAGGAACGTTTCAAGGGTGCGGCCACGGCGGAATGCCAACAGCTGCACCATCAAGTCGCTGACACGCTGGGGTGCCCGCTTGTAAATGCTTGAGATGTGGTTCTTCTTGGTGATTCCGTCATGCCAAGACTTGAACTCTCTCATCTGGATTTTTCCAAAATAACCAGCCATATTTTCTAATGTTTAAAAGTTAATCCTAATATAATCTTCTTACCTTTATATCTTACAGCGCCAGTTTCCAGTTGCCGCTGAATATGCTGTCATAGCTGTCCGGGTCATCGGTGGATACTCCACTCATCAGGTCCAGCTTTCCTCCTGCTCCCCTCGAAGTGCCATTCAGCACATCCTCCAATGCGTCGAGGCCTTTCTTCACGCCTTGCTTCACTTTGCCACTGACTAATTTATCCATATTCTTGAAGCCATCGGTCAATGTAAAGATTACTGCGAGGTTCTTTGTGAACTCATCCGGATGCTCCCTTTGATATCTGCCTAACTCTGTCAGTATCTCACCGCTCTTCGGGTCACGATATGTCGGAGACATCGCCTTTGCAAATGCTTTCTCCATTGTCTTGCGGTCCACCTTCAGTCCTCCGAGTATCTCCTTTGTGTCGAGGTAATCTTTCTTAACCTCTTCCACCTTGTGGTTTCGTGCCTTCTCCTTGCTGTCTGCATCGTCTTGCAACTTCTGCCTATATTCGGCATACTTGTTTCCGAAGAACTCCTTGTTGCCTTCCAATGCATCTCTTGCGTCGTCAATGTCATTGCCAGTATCCACAGACTGCTTGACATATCTTTCGGCCCTCTGCTTACTGTAACCTCTGTTGAGGCAGTCTTGATAGATGAGTCTTTTTCGCAAGTCCTCTCCTTGTTCACTCTCCTCGGTCAGCAATTCATCGGTGATGTTGTTTAGAAACTGAAGGCTATTCTCATATATCTGAATCTCCTTGTTGTCTCCACCGTTTTGAAGCACGTTCCAAACTCTCTGAGTCCTCTCATCGGTACCAGCTTTAATCTGACCGTCGATGAGTGCCCTGAAGTCTGCGGCACTCTTTATGTTATTGATGTCGTCATCGGACAAGTCGGGAAAAACCCCATCCTCACTCAGCGCCTTTGCTATGGTGGCGTAGGATACTTTGTTTGCAGGAGATGCCTTCGGCGCCTCATCAAGAAGCGGCTCTCCCGTGTCCTCGTCCTCAGGACTGTCGCCTACGCTCTCTGGAGTGGAATGTTCCTGCTCCTCGGCATCATCCTCGTTATCTTTACTCTCTTGAGTCTCACTTGACTCAGTGTCCTGCTCCTCTGCGTTATCCTCTGGGAAAAACCCACTCAACGCATCAGAATCCAAAATTGTGCTTAAATCTATCCCTTCCATATTAGAATCTCCTGAATTTTTCTGCAAATTTAAATGTTTGGCATCATCGACGCAATAGTCTAATTCCTATACTTATATCAGTATAAGAATCTGACTTAAATTACACCAGTCCCTCATATATTGTTCCTCCAATATTAGTAAGGGTTACAATCATTCCGTATCCATGTCCAGGATAAGCACCTTCTGAAACATCAAAAGAATAACTGAGACCTAGTGAACTTGATGTATTTTCATTTCCTCTGATGATAACACAGGTGCATCCCTCAGGAATAGAGTGTGCCGTAACTGTACTGCCAGCACTACGTCCCAACATTATAATATGTGCATCAGCTTCAAACTCATCTGTATCTACTACTTTAGCTGTGGCATACCAATTTAAAGCAGTAATCTTGGAAGAAAGTGCGCTAATTACATCCTGCAAAGAAGTAGCAGATGAAATATCGCCATCACCATCATAATTACCAATACCTTTGATATAGACATTGTTGTCTTTTCTAACATCAATCACATTGAGCTTGTCATTGCTAGAAGTGCCATTACCTACAATAAATTTAGTGCCAGATATATCGTCAGTATTAGCTACAGACACACTAAAACTGCCAACAGCTACCTCTTGCTCATTGTAGATATGGTTGCCCATACCTAAAGTTACAGCACCCTCACAATTTTTTGGTATATTATTACTCCATCCCAATGCTACACAAGCATTGCTATTTACTGTGTTGCTTTGTCCTCCAGCAACAGAATACTGTCCTGAAATGGAATTACTACCTCCAAATGCAGTTGACATCTTCTGATACACACCATTGCTGCCTCCCATGCATACAGCATTCTCTCCATGGCATTTATTATCCTGACCAACAGTAAATCCCTGATTACCCTGAATGTCATTCCTAACACCAAAACATACTGCATAATTACCTGAAGTTATAGAGTTCTTCAAGCCCAACACAGTACCACCAACAGTGGTACTGGATATACTGTTGCCAAACGTGTCCTCCTCAGTAAGACTGCTCACCATCTTAATGCTATAAGCAGTGGTACTTCCAGAAGTGCCCTGCACAGGAACTAGCGGTAATGTGCTTGTGCCTAAATTCGCAATAACTTCTTGCAAACTCTGGGTATCATCCTCATCGTAATTGTAGCCATTGAAACTGCCAATGCCTTTGATGTATATCTCACCATCCTGATGTATCTCAAAGTTGTTGGCATTATGTACAGTACTCTCCTCGTCAGTAACAGGATAACCAACAGTAAACAAAGTGCCACCATGTGTGGTATCATCAGCAGAAGTAATAGAGAGGTTTTTTTGGCCAGAAGCTACTTCATAAAGGTTGTTAGTAGTATTATTTTCACCACCAAGAATTACAGAGCTTTCACTATTTATAGTATTACTGCCGCCTCCTAAAATTACAGAAAAATTACCATATATTATATTTACTGTACTTCCAATATCATAACCACCTATAATAGCAGAGCAAGTAGCACCATCAATTTTTCCAGAATAACTTGCAAGAATAGCATTGCAGCCTCTATAAGCAGTACCTACCATTTGGGCATAAGTACTTGCTGCAATAATTCCATTATTATTCTGTTCAATACTATTTGCATATCCACTAATAATAACACTGTCACTGCTATAAATATTATTTGATTGTCCTCCTAAAATAGTACTGCCATAAGTAACTGTGGTGTGAATGTTATTTCCCGTACCGCCAATAATAGCAGAAGAACTACCAGCAGAAGTATTACCAATACCACCAATAGCTACAGAATAATAATTCTGTGCAATTTCATCACCAGCAGTGTTGTTCTTACCCCATGCAATAGCACCAGTGTTAAATGCTTTACTACCAATACCTGCTGCAAATGCTGATTGAGCAGTAGCACTATTAGCACTATTCTCTTCTGTAACCACCTGCACAAGACTGTCAGTACCCTCACCATTTATCAGGTTTAATTTGGAGCTAATGGTAGTAGTACCAGTTTCTGTATCAGTAGTTATCTCCAATGGAGAGGCAGCAGAAAGTGCATCCTGCTTCCCCTCCAACTTTGAAGTGATATACTCCTTTATCTTCACAAATGCCTCTTTAAGGCCTGTATTGTCTAAAAACTTACTCATATCCTATTCTATATTTAATCGTTAAACACTTCATCAGCAGTAGTATCTACTTCCTCGTTAGTGATAGCTTCAACCTCAGCAGATGCATTGGCAGAGATAGTCAGTACATTATCTACCTCTTCGATGGTGATGTTATCTCCAGCAGTCAGTGTATCTTGCTTTCCTCCTATAACCTCTTGCAAGGTCTTAGCTTCCTCATAATTAGTGCCATTATAATCACCAACACCATTGATGTACAAGTCATTGTTATATTTCAACTCAATGGCATTAGCTGATGCAGTCTTAGTACCATTACCAACAGTAAGCAGAGTATTGTCAGAAGCATAACCATCACCCTTGGCAGTACTGATATTGAACCTACCCACAGCAGTTTCATTATTGTTATTGGTGGTAGTACCATTACCAGCAGCATGAGACTGAGCACCATTAGCAGTAGTATTAAGTCCTTCTGCATGAGAGTAGTTGCCTGTAGCTTGAGTGTTATCGCCCTCTGCATGGGAGGCAATTCCACTTGCAATAGTACTCATACCTTCTGCGTGAGAATTGTTGCCGGAAGCAGTAACCTGATAACCCTCTGCAATGGAACTTCCACCGGATGCCTTGGAACCACTGCCTACTGCCATAGCATTCTGACCAATGGTATAGTCATCTCCCTCCTCAGCGGACCCTGCAGTTCTCACACTGTAGTCAGCAGAACCATCAAGCCAATTCTTTGACATTCCATTGATAGCAGTAGTGTTGGAATCAATGGCATCATCCAGTTTCTGTATAGCCTCATTGACCACTTTATTCTGCACAGGATTCTCTGACTCTCCGCTCAAAGCGCTGTCCACTTTAACCACACCATACAACTCATTAGTGGCATTGCCTATTGCATCATCATGCTTTGTGACAGTATTGTCAGTTTTACTCATATCTTTGCATTCGTAATGCATAGTAACGCCATCAGCAGTCTGAGTGAAGACGCTGGAGCTATGTGTATCACCTGTGGCAGATTTAACATGTGTCACAGTAAGCGTTTTCCACTTATCGGTATATTTCTTGATGTTAGTGTCTATCTCACTCTTAGTGTAATAATCATCAGGATCGAATATATCATCAAGCGCAATGTCAATAACCTTGTCACCAGCATCGGAATTGAAAGTGATTTCCAAGTACCTCACCTCCTTTCCCTCTTCTGTTGTCTTGGTCACTATTGCCACATCTTTCACCATGCCATCCTTGATGAAGTCAGTAGCGTCTATCTCAGCAGTCTCGCCGTCATTAGTAGTAAAGATAATCTTCTTATCATCTTTGACATACACAACACTCGAAAAACTAGCTGAAGAGGCAAAGGCGCTTTCATTCACCACCTCTTGGAGAGTCTTAGCATCAGCGTAATTAGTTCCGTCGTAGTCTCCGACTCCATTGACATACACATCACCATTTTTCTTAACCTCCATGGCATTCTTCCTATCCGTATCGGATGAACCAATACCTATCGAGGAGATGGTAGCCTCATCAGCGTTACTGGAAGTAGTTGACTTGTTCCACCTTCCCTCAGCGTGTTCTCCTGCATTAGTGGCTTGTGTTCCAAATCCCTCGGTATGGGTATGTGCAGCAGATGCAACCGTTGCAGTGCCTTCTGCATGAGAAGTTTGCCCAGAAGCTATAGTGCCATCTCCTTCAGCATGAGAATACTGTCCAGAGGCTACGCTGTCATGTCCTTCACTATGAGAAGCATTACCACTGGCTTCGGTGTTCCACCCTTCACTATGCGCCTCGGCAGCACTGGCTACAGTACCTTCACCTTCCGAATGGGAACTTTGTCCTGATGCAGTTGTGCCACATCCTTCTGCATGAGCACCCCAATAAGTAGCCTTAGAGTCAAGTCCTTCTGCATGAGTGTAAGAACCAGATGCCGTAGTATTACTACCCTCAGCCACACTGTTCTTTCCAGAGGCATCAGCAGCACCTATTGTCATCACACTGTTTGTGCCTGTGCCATTCTTCCATGTCGTTGAAGCTATAACAGCATCTTTAATGCTTATGCCATCGCCAGCAGTGAGCGTGTCCTGCTTTTTATCTATCTCGCCCTCTAAGTCAGAAACAGTCTTATTGATAATCTCATTCAGCTCCTCTTGGGTAACGAAACCACCTTCGCCTTCACCAAGGATACTCTTCCATCCTCCGTTATATATCTTGAGGTCATATTTCCCATCTCCCAACGCTATCACCCAAGCCATGTGGATGTCAGTGGGAGCGGAATCCCCAAACCAAAATATTCTCTTCTTCATAGTCTATTTGTCTTTGCAGTTAAATTAAGTTGTTCTAATCAGTATCTCCCGTATAATAGGTTTCATAACTAACCACTCCATTTATAGGAGGAGTCAAGAATTTAACTCGCCAGCGAGTGGTGGAAGTAGGCACAGTAATGTAAACGTATGCAGACTCAGTGCCGCTCTCGTCGCCATAATAGCCGCTCTTAGTTATTTTCTCTCCGTTATAAACCAATCCACGGTCCGCAGCGAGATAAAAGGTATCTGAATAACTTCCCCAACCTGTAAGATTACCATTGCTGTCAACACGGTAAGTAGTAAATGAGTAAAGAAGTTTATCATTTCTCACTCCATTGTCAAAAGTATGAGTACAAGCTATCTGTGAACAGCTTGTATCAATGGCACCATCCACATATTGACCGTCAACAAGCCGTTCAATCTTCATTCGCAAACCTAAGTTCTCTGATTGAAGATAAGCAGTCACAACATCATCAGGTATGGTAAATTTACCGGTATATGTATCTCCAGATGCTTTCACACTTCCTAAGAAAGTAGCCGCCAAACCTCCGGAACCTTCATTCAGTCTATAAAAAGTAACATAACTATCAGCCTTAAACCAAGTGCCACTAACGTATGTTGATTCCGTAGAATGATGCTGATTTACATTGAAAGTACCCAAATCGCCTTCCGAATAAATGTAGGTTACTCCATTGCCCAAGAAACCACCAAATCCCATCTTCGCAAAGTCCGTGTCTATAGTATCTTCAGGTTCATCAGCCGAAGGGTCATAGGTTGCTGTATAGACAGGAATCAACTTACTTTCATCGACCACATGAACAATCTTAATCACATAACTAACAATCTTAGTTCCATCTTCCTCATAATAGAAAGTGAGCTTTGTTGTATGGTTAATGCTCAGACTGCTTGCTGCATTCACCTTTACAATGAACTTTGTGCAAGACCAGCCCCAAAGAGTCTGTTCCTCTTCCTCTTGAGTGACGGTTACATAACTACTATCCGATGTGCAGCTCACTGTACGGGATGTTCCTCCAGTACCATTTGCATTTGCAGGAATGCTAAACATTCCCATGCCTCCGGCTGTTATGGTCACTGCCGGAGAAATCTTCGTAGTCTTGGAAGCAGGTTGTTGGTATTTATTTATGAAATAACCAAACAAAGGAAACTCCGTATCTTTCGACGCAGGGAAATAGAATGTGTTGGTATTGCTTCCACTGCCTTGCTCGATGTAATAGTTGGAAGTACCACGGGGCTTCGACATTCTCCCGATAGGAATAGCGGATACATTGCTGCCATAATTGACAGGACAAGAAAAGAGAGCAAACACACAATAATCTTCGTCTCCTTCCAAATCAGTGGCATATCCTGGATGAATCATCTCATTGATGTTTATTCCTGCTCCAGGAACATCCGTAACGGAAATCTCTTTTTTATACCTAAAAGGTCGTGCACTGAGGTATCTCGAACCAGCATCATCCTCAATGAAAGTGTTAGTTACGTAGGTAGTATTCTCATCATCACTTACCAAATTGCCATTGTAGCGATTGCTGTATAGGACAGCATTAACCTCTTCGGATGCTGGATTCTGCACCACTTGTACATAGACCGTATCACCACGGGTATTGGTAATAGTCAGGTAAGCCACTGTACGTTGGTCATCTCCTGTATTTTCCTGAGTCGCCGTGACCGTAACAGAATGGCTATATGGAGGTATTGTTCCTGTAGTCTCACTCAAACTGACATAATCCCAACCATACTCACTGGAGGATGTAACAGTCCAAGCATGGGATGAAGTGATAATGAGAGTGTTAGTCGAATCCGCGGCACTATCAAGATATATCACCACAGTGTTGACAGTCAGATAACTCGACTTGTTTACTCTTGGAAAGTATCTATAGAAATGACTCATACTGACAATTTATTAGGCAGGTACGCAACACATTCGCAAAACATTGTTGACAATACTGAATTGGTAGATACAGTTGCTTTCAAGTGCAGCACATTCAGTAGTGTCTTCCTCACTCATTTTTACAGTATCCGGAAAAGTGATGCTGTGACTTGAACCTTCATCTGTGATTATTTGTAGCATATACTCAGCCAAATGTCCTGACGTAGCATCGCCAAGATTCACTACTACATCCTTACTTATAACAGTTTCAACAACTTTAAACTCTCCAGCAGTAAGCTCAATAGTACTGAAAATTCCAGTTACTGTATTTAACGGAGTATAAACATCCATGGTGAAATTTGTATTGTCTATCTCCAAGTTATTAGACACGCTTGTATAAGTACTGCCTCCGCTACCACCACTCGGAGCATAGACATCAGTCTCAGTGTCTCCCACCTTTAGAGTACCTAACTTAGTTCCTGAAGTAACACTGGCAGTATAAGTAACATCGTCACTATCTAACTTTTCACTCTGTAAGTTAGCTATGTCATTATCATTGGAGGTTATCTGCTTTTGCAAGTCTGCATCAGCTTCCTTACGTGCAGTAGTTTCACTGTCAAGAGAGTTCTCAATGTTTGTTTCCAGTGTATTCAAATCATCACTCGATGCTTTGCCATTAAGAGCTGCCGTGATTACTTTATTCTGTACAGGATTCTCCGACGTAGTGCTGAGCTCATCATCCACAGTAACACCACTACCACCACCGGTAGCGGAGATAACATTATTCTCGATTTTAATATTATCTCCAGCTGTCAATGTATCTTGCTTGCCAGCTATCTTCTGTTTAATCAGACTGATTAGCTTCTTCAGTCCCTCTTCTCCTAAAAAGTTGCTCATATCCTATCTGTGTTTATTCGTTCCAATATTCCTCCACTTCACTCTCACTGATTTCACCAACACTACCACCTTCTGGTGCATAAATATTGTAACTACCATCCTTAGTGGTAATTGTTGCTATTAGCGTACCTGTCTTTAAGACTTGCTCAACACTAAACAATTCTACCCAAGATTGTAGATTAACGACTTTAGTATCTAAAGAGCTGATGTTTGCAGTATTGCTATTTACTTGCTTTTTCAGAGCAGCAAGGTCTTCCTGTATAGTCGGAATTGTCTCCTCAAGAACAAGGACTCTATCCTCTAACTTAGATAGGCTTCCTGTCAGGCTTCTAATGCCTTCTATCATCTCTGCACCAAGCTCATTCAAATTGTTCTTTAGATTTGTAATGGCAGTAGCATTATTCTCGACACCTTCAACCAAGTAGTCTATACGTGTGCCAATAGCACTCAGCACCTGTTGTAGAGTAGTCTCTGTATCGTAGCCAGTCAAGAAAGTAATGATATTCTCAACATTGTTGAGCTCCGTGTTGCCTTCTGCATTATAGATGTACTCCTCTATGGCGGATATCTTCTCTTCAAGAGCGGATATATCAGCACCGAACCATGTCTCCTGACAATATATCTGATTTGTCTCCTTTACAAAGCAAATGCTTTCCCTATCCAAGTCGCTTTTATGCTCATTGAACTCCTCCAATGTGTCATAACAATGGAAGCGAGCTGTAAAGTCACTGGGATACATATCAGGATAGTACCACTTAAAATACTCCTTCAAGGTACGATAAATGCTTTCGTAGGTAGGCAATTCAACCCAATTCTCTCCGTTACCCCAGGAGGAGTCATCAAACTCCGTGCCTACATAGTACTCTGTAAACAGATTGCCTTTGCAGGACTCATACGTGATGAAGCGACCACGCCTTCTCCACCAAGAAGGCACAGTCTTACGAGTAGTGGTTCTGTTGGTGTCAAACTCAAGCCATACGTGATTATACCACAGCATGATGTCCTTGATGGTCTGACTGCCGTAACTACCCTCTTTCACATACCCTTCCCAATCAAGGATGGGATATATATTTGAATATTCTCCAGAGGAGCAATTCTTTATCTCTAATTGTGTACTCATATCTTTAAGTTGTAATTTGTCCATATATTGTTGCATAGAAAGACATTACCTGATAGCCAAGACGGTCTATGCCCATACTATCTATGTCACAGAATGCAGCTGATTTTAATGTGTTGTCATCTATTCCCCAAAATTGAAGAGCTATCTGAGTAGTATAAATTGTAGCTACAGGAGTAAGAGGAGCACCGCAATACTTATGCGAATGACCTCCCAGATTAGCAGTTGTCTGTGTTGCTGAAATTTCTCCATCACCAGTCACATCATAACCACGTTTTAAAGTTGCTATAAAAGATGTCAGTTTCACAGAATGTCCATTTAAACAGGTTTGTCCTGTATATATGGATAGCTGATGCCCCATATAAGTACTTGTAGTATTAGCTGTGGCTTTAATAGTAGCATCGAATAGGGACATTCCATCAAAAGTCCAAGTACTATTTCCTCTCCAATTATCTGACGTTCTTGAAAATGTTCCGGACAAAAGACATACAGGCAGCTTTAAATCTTTATATTGCTGTATTAAGATAGACGAGAAGTCTAATTTGCTTAAAGCATCTGCAGTAATTACAGTACCAGCACGGTTATTTTCATCAAGTATAACCGGGAATAAAGGATTAGCATCTGACCCTTCCATCCCTTCATCGTTAAGGGTGGTATCTTGCTTTCCTAACTTCATGATACCGGCTTTGCTGTAAGTAGCAATATCTACTGTAGAACCTCCACCGCCACTATATTCAGCTATCAGCTTCTTAATGTCGGTAGCTAAATCTACTTTTTCATAGCTACTAGTGTTGTATTGCCAATTATTTCCTATGCCTGAATCTGCATCGTATGTAGAAATCCAAATGGATTCATAGTTGTTGGTAATGGTGTCATTTACAGCAGTGCTGTGGTTGTCTGAAACTACTTCTTTCCATTTCCAAACACCGCTATCCGTATCATAGTAATGATATTTATTTTTGAAAGACCAAAGAGCACCAGTGCCTTCACCACTTATCAATGAACTAACAAAAGAACGTAGAGCCTCGGTTAAATCCCATTTCTTTTCTTTAAATGTATTATGATAACCCTCAAACAAAAGTTCAGAATCATCAAGAGGATTTTTGATTGTTAAGTAAACAGGATAAAATAAGATTTCATCTGCAGCAGACGTGCTATATTCAGTACCACCACCAGGCATTAAATAAGTTATAGCAACGCTACCGCCGCCACCACCGCCGCCACTTCCTCCAATATCAGTGAGGTCGATTGCATTATCCTCACCAGTATTGTAAACAATCGTGGTTTGAGTATTGCCATCTTTGTCTATGTACTTAAATGTCCACGATGCGCCAAAGTCAGATAGCTGCCCTTCAATGTTAGTTATCTCACTATTGATGTTGTTGATACTATTCTTGATTGTGGTAATATCTCCTTCAATAGTAGTTATTCTGGAATCAATGTTGTTGATCTCAGTCCACAACTTGCTTATCTCCTCAGAGAAATATTCGTAAAGTTTATCTCCGTAGGAAACAATGTAGTCATAAAGCCCCTGTATTGTAGTATTGTACTGCTTTACAAAGTCCTCGAAGATTTCCTTCAGATGTTGCCAATCGGATATATCAAGCAAATCGACCCACTTCTCACCATCCCAATATTTCATCCTTACATCTTTCTCGGATGTAGTGTCAACAACCTCAAAGCCCTTTGCACTTGGACGAGGGGCTTCACTCCATTCAGGGTCATCGACATTGATTGAATGCTCATCAAGGTCAAAATCATCGAAGGTCTGATTCTCAAAAGCCATCACCTGGCCAGTGCGGAAAGTTCCTTGAAGTACAAGGTCTCCATTCTCATTCGAGATAGTAGTACCATAACCATCATCGTAGCTCTTGATGCCATGTACTATATTACCATTCTCATCCTCAAACTCGGACATCGTATTTAAGTCCAACAGACCATTTATCTGAGTGTCATTTAGAACCAAGGTACCATTATAAAGATGGCCACCGTCAAACTGTAGAGTGGAACCTTCCGGAACGTAGATAGTCTTACCATCCAAGTCAAAGTCATAACGAACAATGTAGATGGTATGAGTCCTATCCATGTTATCATTATCGACATTCTCCTGCAACATCTCTTGAGTGAGGATGTTGTTCATATTCTCTTCAGTGTTCTTCTCACAGTCATCCACATTGACGAGGTTCTTTCGGAGAATCTTAAATCCGAGGCCGGAGAAATCTTCAGGCTCCCAGTCACGGTCCCTCAGCTTCAGCACCTTCTTACCATCGACTACCTTGCTGGTGATGTCCTCCTCGTCAGGATAGTAGATGTAATTTTCAAGAATAACATCGAGAAGAGGCCCCCAGTTGGAAACATAGCTCCAAGAGCTGGTATCGTAGCCTTTGAACTGCCACGTATCCCAAAAGCCGTAAGTATTCATGAAGGTGATAATCATGCCTGGCTTACGGTAGGCCTTGGGCACAAGCGCTATGGCTTCGGAAAGACAAAGGTTGGCCTGTCCAGTTCTTGCCGTCACATTGTATATATCGTAAGTAAAGCGCTTCTGAAGGGCACAAAGTATATCCGAGAGGTAGGCCAGTTTATTCTCTCCGCCTTGTAGCAAAGGAATCTGCTCGCCCCCGGTCAGCTTTGTGACCGACTGAAACTGACTATCCTTCACGGTATTCTGGGAAAGCCAGTTGCGAATCTTCTTATAATCGTCCTGTGTAAAAAACATATCTCGTCTATTTTATTTGTTCTTGTCTCTACATCCACAAGGCTTCTTGTCTGCCTTCATGACGGTATCCTTTGGTTTCGATGAAACTTTTACAGGCTTTATGTCGTGGAAGTGGAACAACGATGGTTCCTCAGTAAACTTAGTCTTGATAGTTGGTGTGCTTGCAATGGTCTCCACATTCTCTTCGCAGTCGCCTACGTAAACAGGAATGCCGTCACAGTTATCGACAACCGAAGAGCCCTTGTTGCTTTTGCCTCCGCTGCAACCATCGGAGCACTGTCCATCGCTGCCAAGCACATTGTGCCAACCGCAGTTACGATAAGCCAACAACTTGAAGTTACAGCCACAAGGCTTCAACCAAAGCACATCCCTATTGGGAGCAGTGGCACTCATCACTATCTGCATCTTTTTCATTTAGTGCCTCCTTTCCTGTTGGCTATGTAACGTTTCAGCCTATCATCCTCTTGATGATGGCGGTCTGCCTGATTCAACTTATCTTGTTCCAATTTCATCTTGGCATCGAACTCCTTGCTTTGCTGTTGGAGAGATTGTCGCTCCTTCTCTGTCATGCTCTTGTCGGCATTGGCGACAATCTCCGCCTGTGCCTCAACCTGCGATGACTTAACTCTACCCATGGCCTCAATCTTGGCCACCTCAATGCGGGTCTGGTTGTCGCGTTGGTTGATGTTATCCTGCTGTTGCATCTTGGCCTGCTCCATCTGTGCATTGGCCTCAAGCTGCTGTTGCTGTTGCTGCATAGCCTGCTCCTGTGCCTGTTGCTGACGTTGCTCCGCCTTGCGCTCCTGATTCTGAATCATGCGCATCTTTTCCGAAAGAGAGCTTGACGAGTACAACTTCATTACGGTGGAGAAGTTGAGCAGTTGGTTCTGTAGGGCAGCCTGTGCCAGAGTCTCTATCTGCTGGTTAAGCTGCTGCAGTCCGTTGCTGTTGTCAACCACGAGTCCATAGTCACATTCCGAGAACTCATCGCCGTCGATGGTCATCAGTTTGGCGACTACCATCTGAAAGTGATATACTCAAACTTCTTCTGCTCCCCTTCATGGCTATCTTAGCTGTCTCAAGGAAACACTCAAGCACACGCTTCTCAGATTGTCGTGTGCAGAGAATATCCACTCGGTGATATGCGAAGACTGAAGCGTGGAGCGTTCCACACCTCCCACAGTCTCTCGATTGCTTATCTGTCCCTCACGCTGCCTCGATATACCACAGGCCTCACTCATCTCGTCCTTAATGTAGCTGAGCAATGCAAGGTTCTGTTGTATGATACCGCCGGTCTCCGCATCAATGACTCCATTGCTGTTGTTATTCAGAGCTCCTGCCAACTTACCGGTAGCAGCACCCTTGTTGCCCTCATTGAAGCTATTAACCACTGCAATGTTATTCACACGGGCATAGTACATCCACTTGTCGATGTCCCATGACTGTGGAACCATCGCAAGGTCCAACTTGATTATCTTTCCCCAGTTGCGGGCAATCAGCTTGTTTAGTCTGTCATGCACCGCATCATAGAGGTAGTTGTAAGGCTTGAGGATGTCAACCATCGACACAGGCCTCGAATCATTCACGTTATATACGGAACCGATGATTCCGAAATGACATCTTGAAGGATTGCTGAGCCGGTTATATTGAATTGGTCTCGGTCTCATGTTCACGTAGATGTCCTTACCAATCTTCGTGCCTTCCCAAGCCTCGTTAATCCAATATACTTCCTCCTCCTCTCCGAGTTCCTTCTTTACTTTATATGTCTCAGGGTAGAAGTGAAACTCCTCCTCACCCGTCTCTTCGTTATAGCTCTTAACCTTGCGAATCTTTCTGCGGGATTTCCAATAAACCCTAAGCACCCTGACGTTGCCCTCGGAATCGTATGGAAGCGCATTACCCAAAAGTGAATCATCACCGAATGGGTCCCAATAAAAACCTTCCTCGCCTCCGGTGAACTCCTCGCCCATCATGTGCATATTCACATGGCCATATCTCTCGTCGATGTTACCTGCGGAATCGGTGAAGCCTCCCGACACAAAGTCGTTTTCATTCTGAAGGGCCTTTATATCCTTGGAAGACAGTACATCATAATAAGTGTCTATCACCCTTCCCGGAGACCAATAATCCTCGATGATTATCATGTCTGCATCCTCGATGCGGCTACTGTATCCAGAGCGGAATGCATGAACCTTGAGAGGATTAAGTCTCTCTATCACTGGTTCACCACCAACAATGTCGCATTGATATATCTCTTCGGCCACTATGAGTGCATCCATGAATCCGTCTGCGAACATGGCTGGAAGGTTATACTCCTTCATATAATGGTTAAGCAACTCTCCTGCTCTAACCTCTCTCATATCCTGCCACTCGTAGCTAAGATAATCATCGAAATCGGCCAGTTTTCTCTCGAAGTCCTCCTCCGACACAGAGCTGCTCTCGACTAAACCTTTGAGCCCTTCGTAGGCTTCGTCTCTCTTTTCCCTCTCTATCTCCGAGATGGCGTTGGGATTCGTTACCACAACGCGGTAATCAAACACCCTTGCAAGCTCCTCGCCTTTCAACAAGTGGAGCTTGTTATTCGTGATAGGGTAGTGCTGTATCTTATCGGGAATGTAGTCGGCCTGCATATTATCGGGATTAAGAAGATGTCTCATGTCATCCATGTGAATCTTCATGTTATACAGGTCGTAATTGATTTTCTTATGCCGCACAGACTTCCTGACAAGGCCCGACGAATAGCAAGCCTTGCTGTCAGCCCAGTCCAAATGCTGCTTACGCCATTTCTTGTTCTTCTGGCTATATGGCAGCTGCTGGGGCGGTAATGATGTTCCAATCAGTTCCATCGTATCTTTTCTGTTGCAAAAATAATCAATATCAAAAAAAGCCACAATAGGCTAAATGTCTTGCTAATATGTATCTTATCCAATCGCTAATCCTTCATGAGTCTTTCGCTACCTGGATAGTTACGAGTGAAGTAATCATCGTTGCCTTTGTCCAATGGGTCGTCGGCTATTTGCTCACTTCGCCTTGCATTGCCTCCACTGAGTATGATTCTATCCTCACGAAGAAGCATCAGCATACCCATGGCACTCACACGGTCAAAGTTACCTTGGGCATTCCACTGACTCAGTTCAAGCAACAGGGCCCGTCCCTTAATAAAGTTCAGATTGAATACCGTAATCTCTTTCTCCTCACCATCCACAGCCTGTATCATAGTTGCAGGAGTGAGCAGATACTTCACTATGAGAGTACGGGCATAGTTGTTAATTGGCTCGGTAGCCACTGTTCCCTTGGCCGTATTACCTATGCCTCCAGGCTTGACCATCTGCTTGTCTTTCAAAAACTCAAGTACATCCGTGAGAAGATAGACACAGTTCATCTTGCTGAAATATGCGAACAAACCTTTTTTATTGTTCTCATAGTTCAGTCTTGCATTGTAAAACAGACAGAGCTTTCTACATATCTCAAAGTAGTCATCGGCCATGGGTGGTCTGCCAGTGTATTCAGCCACAATGCGGTCAGTCCACAAGTCAAGAATGAAGATGGAGCCAAGAGACGTTGTGCCAGACTCGTCATTATCATAAGGGTCGGCACCTGCGATGTATCTATTTTCAAATACTTTATCTCCATTCTTCTGTGGCATCTCATATATCTCCACTGCTCCCGCAAGATTCTTGTTGCTTTTGTGTGGGAAGAATCTTATCGAATGGTCTCCAGTAGGCGTAAACACCACCTTGCCGTCATTGATAGCCAACTGTCCTACATATACATCGTCGTAGAACCTTGGATTGCTGTCTATCTGATTGAGCCTCTCCATGATGTCAGTAACAGGAAAGAGATTCACTCCACCACGTATGATAGCCTCTGCAGGAGTGATAGGCATCTCGGCAGTAACTTTGACTATGGTTTGAGGGTCGTCGGTCTTATACTTTGCCTCGTATCTCGACATCAACACCTCAAGAAGAGCCTTTACTACATCACTGACTCCATCTTTGTTGTAGCACCCCTTACGGTTCACGTATGAAGGAAAGAAGAAACTGAACCAAGGTCTGCCTTGATTCGGCTTGTCCCATTGATTCGGCAACGCATAGATATTATATCCTTGAGGGTTGTAGATAAGCTCCTGTGCACCATGGAAGTCAGAATCCTTGTCTCCCGATGTTCCTACCAAATAAGCAAAGCCATAAACATACTGTCCCTCCTCAAGACCATAACGCACCACATTGTACACATCGAGCAACTTCTTGAATGAACCAAACTCCTCGAACAGAATGTAGCCACGCTTACCACGCAGCTTCGACTCATCATCCTTCGACGACACTCCTAAAACGGTATTCTGGTCTCCCATCCTGGCGCCGGTCTTCTTGTCCTTATAGCCACTTTGCCACATCATGGTGTTGAGGCTGTCAATCAAGCGCCGACGAGGGAATTGTGTGTTCTTTGCAAGGAAGTCTATGATAGGCACAAACTTACTGAGGGTACCATCCTTTCCCGCAAGATACTCCTTAGTGTAGGCGGTGAGTATGGTCATCACACGTTTGTGTGCTCTTGCATTCTCTCCAAGAATGAGGTTATGTGCCATGATGTCTGCAAGACTGAAGCTCTTGCCTGAGCCACGACGAGACAGCTCCGCAGCATGGTTTCCACCACGGAAGTCATTGTACATTCCACCATTGCGAGCTTGCTCAAGATAATGGAAACGCCAATAGACTCCTTCCCAACATTCGGGAAAGCTCTCTATACGGTCAGCCCTCCTTGAGTTAGGGTCACTCTCGTCTATGGCCGTAACCATCATCGGCACATAGTTCAAATAAAAATAAAGGTATCCGGGAACCCACTCACCATCCGATTCCCTAACGTAGCCCTCCCAACATCTCCTTATTTCCTCGCGTATCCATCTCCCATACTCAGAGTTGGGATTCTTATTCGGCCTCAACGAGGTATAGCATCCGTCCTTCAAGAAATGCAGCGCCGATGGACGGAAGTAATCCATGTTCTCCAGGATGTGAGGATGCGCCAAGTCCACTATTATCCTGCCATGCTTGTCACGAGGCCTGTCCTTAGCCTTCTCCCTTCCTGGAGATATGAGGTGTTGGATGAAAGGCACCTGCGTGATGAAGTCATGCAACTGCTCCCGCACCTCTTGCGGATAGGTCTCAAGAAGCTCCTTGGTTATCTATGTCTGATAGTCATTCGTCTTATATAGCAATCCCATAATCAAATCTCCAATCCATCGTCAAACAAAGTCTTTTCCACCGAGCCACGTACCTCACCCTGCTCTTGCATCTGGTCGGTTACGGCCCTCTCAGCCTCGGAAAGCATCTTCACGAGACTCGGTATCTGCTTTACCACCGAAGTAAGGGTATTGAGTGCCTTCACGTCAACATCGTCGAAGTCCAGCTCTCGTAATTTGGCACGCAACTTATCCACGAGGGTCCTCGTATCCTGAAGCAACAGCGCTGAAGCCGGTACGAAACTTTTGTAGAACTCCATAGCTGCCTTTACCTCGGCATCAGGCTTCCATTTCTCAGGAAGGCCCTCACCATGTAACACTGCCTCGTGCCTTGCCTTGTCATCCACAAGATACTGATAGTCGCTGCGTGGGTCACAGAAGAAGTAGATGTAGGCAAACTCCTGCATCGCCTTCGACTTGTCCTTGCTCTTGTCTCGGTCCCAAAGCCTTTTAAAAGGCTGCAAAGCCAAGGCCTCGGCAGAGACCTTGACTTCATAACCTTCGTACACAAATAGACGAACCATTACACAATGACTTTAGGTGTTTCTGGCAATATTATGTTCTCTTGCTTGTCCTCGAAGTCCTCAAGCACAAGCGTAACATCGGAATCATATAGAAGCAAGTGCTCAACACCATTCACGTCCAGCGTAGGAAAGCTGTAACTCACAATAGGGTTATCTGTTATGACACCATCCTTGAGGCTGCCCTCCTGATGTTTCTTATGACCATAGCGCGTAGGGTCAATAAGTACCCAATCGCCCTCGTTGATTCCTTTGACCGTAGTGCCAACGGCAATTACTTTTTGGTACTCCTTGATGGCACCAGTAGTCTTGGTTATCACCTTGCCGCTGTGCTGGTCATCCTCATATCTGTCCATTGTCGTCACTATCCGATTGAACAATGGCCTCATCTTCTTTATGTTTAACATTATCCTGATAGTATTTCTCTTTTCTTCTTACCTTTTCTATCTTATTATAATCAACATACATCTTTCCAAGATAAGGAATGTTGACGTTAGTTCTAAGTAACTGGAAGGCAGGCTCGTCTATATCTCGTAATGGCAAACATCTAATTAGGTGACTCACCTGCCCCCAGTAACATCTGTACACGGCTTCTATCTAATCAGCCGGAATGTGTAGTTCTGCGGCTACCTTCTGGTAGGCTCTCTTTAATACCTTGTTTTTCATTCCATCACAAATTGAATTAACAGATTGCATGTATTCGAGTCCACATCCAAGTCAGGAAGGAACTTCGGATTTATCTTTCCGTCCTGCAGCACCTTGTTGCGACGAAACTTGCTCATCATGACCTGGAAGTACGACATGGTTATATTGCACTCCTTGCGTATGGCCCTCTTAGTCTCCTCGCTCATGAGCACCTTGTCGATGAGGCCTATGTCACTTATCGACTTCGACAGCTCATAGCGATGTTTGGCAAAACACGCAAGAACCTCCATCTCCCTGTCGGTCAGCTGATGAAAGGGCTTCAGGAAAGCATACCAGTGTTGGAAGAAGGTATCTCCCATCTTGGTAGGGATGCGTATAACCTTATTGTACTTCATCTCCTCTTCACTCCTTGACGCTCTCTTCGGGCTTAGCTGACTCCACAGGCGGAGTAACCATCCTCGTAATGACCTTCTCTATTTCATCTGCGCAACGTTTTGCAAATTCACTTGAGAACTTGTTGTCGTCATGTACCACGGCAAACAGATAGTCCAATACCCTAAAGCCATTCTGGTTCGATGCCTCGTGCAGCCTCTCCTCAGTCTGGCGCAGACGCTGAGCTAATTGGTTTGCCACTTGCTCCAACTGCTCATAAGTCAGCTTCTTCTTCTCTGCGTCGGCAGTCTTGGACTGCATCGACACCTTCTTCTTGTTTTCTTCCATCTTAATGTTGTTCTATGTTAATAAATGATTATCTCTCCAAATGTGAATGGCCGTATCTACTTTCGTAAATCTTCTCCCATTCCTTGATTGGCACCTACAAGATGTGCATACTTCCACATTCGCTGCAAAACAGTGAACTGTCGTCATCTTCCAACGACTCCACCCTCAGGGAGCAGCAGTCAGCGCAATAATAAACAGGTTCTAAGTCGTAAGTCTCTTCCATAGTTGGTTAAAGTTTATCCGTATAAAATAAGAGCATCCAGCCTTCGGGATAGCCCAACACAGTTAATATGTCCTCCTTCTGAAGGCCACGCTTGTTAACTTCCGCTATCAGGCTCTGCACATTGCCTGCGCTGAACCCCGTCAGCTTCTTCCTGCTTGCATCGTTCTTGTTATCCATAAGCCAATCTTTTCGTTGGCAAAATTAGGACAATTTTAATATCATTGCAAGCAATTTACATACTTTAACCTTATAAAATTATTTACTCTCTGAAGAGAGTAGCAATGCATTGTTTCTGAACATAGTCTCCTCGTTATAGTCGGAGAGATAGTGCAGCGTAGTAAGGCTTCCACGAGTCATCGTGTGCCCCATCATCGAGGAGATGTATTCTATCGACACTCCTGCATCCCTCAGATTGGTGGCGTAGCTATGCCTACACCATGTGGTCGATGGCTGCACATCCATGTCGTGGTTGTAACAGATGCTCCTCATATCTTTGCGTATCACCTTATTTAACTGGTGCACTATCGCTATGACCTTCTCTTCCGGTGTCTTGTGTGTTATGATATCAAAGAGCAAGCCACCCCTTCTCGGAGGAAGGCAGAGTCTATCCATCAGTAGCCGTAACTCAGGAATGATGGGTATTGTTATATCAATCTTGTTGGAAGATTCATGCATTGTCTTGTGCCTCGTGAACCTAAGCAATTTGCCTTTGCTCCTAAAATAGCAATCGTTGTACTCCAACCTCACCATGTCTGCAAGATTCATTCCATTTCCAAGATAAAGGAAAAGGAATAGGCCGAGGCTTCTCGTAACTCTACCCGCCTCTCTTCTTTGAGAAATGCTAACATATAAGTCATAGAAATACTTCATCGTTATTACGTCAAGGTACTCATCCTTCCTATCCCGCTTCTTGTTTATCGCGGGCAACTGCATGAAGGCCTCACCCTTTTCACGAGACCAAAGCCCATCCCTCGCACCCATCTTCACCACAATCCTAAATGTGCGCAAGTAGATTCCTATCGTAGTCGGTGAGAGATTCACCTCCATCTTCTTTACCCATTCCTCTATAAGCTCCCTGCTCATCTTGCTGTTGCCTACCTTGGTACCCATGTCCTTCTCGAAGCGATTAAGTGCCTGTTCATAGCAGGCGGCTGTCTTTAACCTGCCTGTTAATCTCTTATTCTCAATCAACCTTCTCCAGAGTGTATGCACATTCTCCTTGGTGCTTGTGTCCGCTCCCATCACATGGCATTGCAACGAAGCCAACGAGAATCCCTCTCCTTTCTCAAGAACACTAAGTATGTTTGACACCACCATGTCGAAGAATCGGCTCCACATCCTCAATTTTGATGCCTTCTTCTTTCCCGGAGATTCACACAACTTTATGAACTCCTCCTTGTCGCATGAGTCTCCAACAAACACATAGCTATACTTGCCATCATATCTTATACGCACCACAACGGGACAAGCTCCTCCCTTATCCTTGCGAGTGTCCAAAGTCAGTGCTGCCGTGATGTTCTTTCCTATGTATTGTCTGCGGTATGCAGGAATTAAGTGATAAATTTTGCTCATTTTTCTTCTGTTTTTAGGTTTAAAATTCTTTGTGAATCACTCAATTAATCCTTTAAAATGGTGATAATCTGGTGAAAACTTCAGCCTCATTTTAACACTATTTTCGGCCTTCGTCTGCAAAATTACAAAATCTTCCTGACTTCCACAAATGCCTAAGCCACAAAGCATTTTCCCCTTAACTCTAATTAACTACTTTACCCATCAACTCTCTGAAAATCCGACTGTTAATCAGGGGGTCGTTGGTTCAAGCCCATCCTGGAGCGCATTAAAAATCAAGGAGTTACGAGAAATCGCAACTCCTTTTTTCGTGAATTTTTACGCCGAGTGATAATCTGGTGAAAACTTTAACATTCGCCAACGGCAGTCCTCCCACTAGGAATCGAACCCAGTCTTGAGGGTTTAGAGGCCCCTGTGCTCACCGTTACACCATAGGAGAATTATCCCATGTGCAACTACCACACACCACAATGAATCATAATAAACATAATCTTGATTATCCGTTATCCTAAACACTCCGCAAAGATAATCATTATCCTCCACACCACCAAATATTTACGCAACTTTTTATCAAATAAAATACATTTTTCTTTCTCTTCCTCCCCTCTACCTCCCTCCCTCCACAACAACCGTGCCACAGCCCCATGAGGAATGATACTTTAATTGCCTCACATAATTAAAGTATCACCTTTGTCCTCCCACAAAAAGTCGATGAGAAAATGGCCTCCACAATTATTTCATCGCCTTCTTCCCTTGCCCACAGCATCCCTGCCCCACAAGCCCACCATCGGCCATGGTGCCTGTGGGCGAGGAGAAATTTTTGAAATTTTTTTGGAAAATAAAATTGGGTTGTGGAGGCGTGAGAGGGATATAGGCAGCCGGTACCCCCTGCTGGCCTTGCGGGTGGGGACGCCCCCCGCGCAGGTATTAACGCTCCCTGACGAGGGAGCACACTAACATAATTAGCAATGGCAAATTATGATGAGAAAGACCTTGCCCAGTTCACAGAACTGGAAGGTCGCAGCGTGTCGGTCCAGGAGACCAACAACGGAGAGCTCGTTGCCTCCACAGTCGGACAACCAGCAAGTGAAGTTCTCTCGAACAACTTCGAGACCTTCAAGGACAACCACTGGCTTAAATCAGGAGCCGTGTTGTGCTATGTACCAGCCTCGATGAGGACATCGGAGGCAGGAAAGCTCCAGAACACCAAAGGTGCTCAAATAAGGGAGCTTTGCTACGTCAGCGTTGAGAACGGAGTTCTCAAGCGCAACGGCAGATGGATCTTCGCCTTGCAAAAGGCTGCACAGGGCGCGAAGGGCTCGGCGGAGTGGTAAAACACTTCGCCGGCCTTCGGGCCTTTTTTCGTAGTAATGGTGCAAGATAGACTAAAAAAGATATAGCGGTTTTCTTGCACCATTGCATTAGCCCTATCTGGTGATTTGAAGTGAGTTCGATTCTCACATAGGGCACGATCAAGGGTTATTTTAGTCTTTTTACCTACGAAAAAAGACTCTCCCTGTCAGTGAGGGATGTAGCATAATATACTGACAACTCCTGAGCATGAGTATAAACTGCTCATTATCTACGCAAGCGTGGAAGCCCTGATGGGGAACAACTTTCACGCCTTAATAGAGCCATACTCC